CAGACCCCTATGTTATAACTGGAGGGGTCCATCAAGCTTACTCCTAATCGTAAGAGACCAAGCTCATGAGAACCAATGAAACATACCTAGACGGAGATGATGTCTTAGCTGACTTCTTCAATGCTCTAGCAGATGACAATATCCAAGCTCTACGTTCTATCCACATCCCTCGTTCTGATGTCTTCTACGTAAGGCAGAAGTACTTCCAGGATACAGGGAATTGGATCTCCTTAGACCGAATGGAACGAGCAATGTACTTAGAGGGGCACCTACACACACACGATGTGAAGGACCCTCACAAGAAGCGAGACTGGGAGTGACTAAGGAAGAGATGAGTATGGAAAAGATCATAGCGATGCTGAAGAAGATCCTTGAGTCTCTTTCTAGTAAGACTAGTCAGGTCATTGACTTGGGTCCACCTAAAGGTGAAGACAAGTTCTATCCTGTAGACCAGTTGTTCTTAGGTGATGTGGAGTTGATTAAGGTATCTGAAGGTATACGACTAGAGGCCTACCTTCCTACTCCTAACGACGTATGGACCATTGGGTACGGTCACACCAAGACAGCTAAGCCAGGTATGCGTATTACACTCGCTGGTGCTGAAGCACTCCTCAAGCACGATCTAGCTTGGGTTGAGGCAGCACTCAAGAAGTACGTTAAGGTACCCCTCACACAGAATCAATACGATGCCCTTGCCTCCTTCGTTTATAACTTAGGTGAGACTAACTTCAAGAACTCGACACTCTTGAAGATGTTGAACAAGGGTGACTACCAAGGAGCAGCTGACCAGTTGCCTCGTTGGGATAAGCAAAAGGGTAAGACTCTCAAAGGTCTTACTATCAGACGTAACCATGAACGAGATCTGTTCCTGACGTAGGTTACTTAATTATCGACAGCAGGGAGAGCCGCATGTCAGGGGATCATTTAAAAGATGATATTGAACAGATCAGATCAGAGCAACATCGACTCGCCGATGACCAACGTAAGATGAAAGACGATATTGTAGAGCTTAAGACTAACTACGTTCACACGAGCGTAGCTTTGACTAAGATCACTGAGAAGCTCGACAATAACTCTAAGCTAGTCTTAACTACTCTTGTATCTGTCGTAGTTAGTGTAGGGCTCTACCTACTCAAAGGAAGTGCATAAATGACTGATATGTTCAAAGGCTGGAAGACAGTCACATTCAATATACTAGCTGCTATTGTTCCTGTCCTGGAACTTACCGAGCTGAAGGGTGCTGTGCCAGAAGAGTACCTACCCTTCTACGCCTTAGCTGTAGCTATGGGTAACGTGTACCTCCGTTCTGTTACAACTACCCCAATGGGTAAGAAGTAGTAGCAGTGCTAGGGTTCCTCATCTCCTTAGTCAACCCCCTGTCTAAGATAGCTGATAACTTGATTGAGGCTAGGACTCTACGGTTAGATGCTAAGACAGAACAAGAACGTATAGAAGCTGATGTGCATATCCGACAACTGGAGGCACGACAGTCTGTACTGATAGCTGAGCAAGGGTCTTGGATGACTCGTATGATTCGTCCTCTCTTCGCTTTACCATTCATCATCTATAACTTCAAGGTCATTGTCTATGACAAGGTCTTAGGTTTAGGTATCACCGATGATCTCTCTGCCTCCTACTGGCAGCTACAGATGGTCATCTTCGGAGCTTACTTCTTGACCCGTGGGTTTGAGAAGAGAAAAGGATAAGACTATGGGTTGCTGGATTAACAAAGACGAACCTTGTAACAAGTGCTTTGGCTGCTGGAACATGGACCCAGCTTCTATTTCTACACGGCATAAGTTGTACAACACAACCGTCATTATGTCTATCTGTATCTTTGGATAAGAGTGATGCCTAAAGTACTTGATAAGCTTGTCTCTAAGTTGAAGGCGAAGGGTGTCCCGCAGGACAAGGCCTACGCTGTAGCTACGAGCCAACTCCAGAAGTCTGGTAAGTTGAAGAAGGGCACTGCAAAGCTCGCAACTAAAGCCGTCAAGGCCAAGGCTACTAAACCGAAGAAGAGGACTAAGTAATGGCTGCTAAGAAAGACCCACGTCTAGAGCGAGCAGGTGTATCTGGCTTCAACAAGCCCAAGCGTACCCCTGGTCACCCAAAGAAGTCACACGTTGTTGTGGCTAAAGAAGGTGATACGATTAAGACTATTCGCTTCGGTGAGCAGGGTGCCAAGACTGCTGGTGCTCCTAAGGCTGGTGAGTCTGATGCTATGAAGAAGAAACGTGCTAGCTTCAAGGCTCGGCACGGGAAGAACATCAAGAAGGGTAAGCTTAGCGCTGCCTACTGGGCTGACAAAGCGAAGTGGTGAGATCTAATGCCAAGTTCTAAGAACTACAAACGAGACTACAAGCGTGAGCGTGAGCTCCAGTCTACTCCGTCTGAACTAGCTAAGAATGCTGCACGTAAGCGTGCTCGTCGTCTGCTAGAGAAGGAGGGGAAGGTTAAGAAGCATGATGGTAAAGACGTAGACCACAGCAACCGTAACCCACTAGACAATGGCAGGAGTAACCTAAAGGTTAAACCTAAGTCAGCTAACCGTAGCTTCTCTCGTAAAGTTAACGCTAAGAAGTATGCCAAGAACATTGGCGCATCTAACCCACCTACACAAAGGAAAAAGTAATCATGGCTGACGATAAGAAGAAGAGTGCACCTAAAAAGAAGGAACTTGCAACTCGCAGCAGTGGCACCCCAGGTTCTCAGCAGTATATGTCTCCGAAGGCTAGATCCATTGCAGCAAGACATTCCGCTGGAGAGATAACAACCGAAGAGGCGGTAGACCTCCTTGGTGGTAAAGGTAAATCTAAAGAGGTTAAGGACCGCCTTGCACGTGCTTTGGGTAACCAGCTCGCTGAAATCTCTATTGCAGACATCTACCAAGAGACTGGAACATCCAAGTCCACAAAGACCCAGACCCGTAAGCCTGGGTTCGCTAAGGGCGGTATGGTCAAGAAGGCTAACTGTGGTGCTTCCATGAAGCCTACACAAAGGAAGAAGTAATATGATCTTTAAGAAGTATGAAAAAGAGTTGAACAAAGCAGGTTACTTTATCTCGACTGACCAGATTGTGAACAGCCGTGGTGACGTTGCAGGACAGATGGACCCTTACGGTTCCTTCCTCTCAAGCGATGATGATCTTATGGTTCTTATCTGTAAGGCAGCTCAGGCGGAAGCTCAAGAAGTTAAAGCTACTAAAGAAACAGTTAAAAAACCTGTTAAAAAGAGTAAGCTTGAAGAGCCACAGGAGTCTCCTAAGGCACCCTCCCAACTTGTAGTTAAAGACTAACAAATGCCAAATCAAGAGTACACTACTTTTGTTGAAGGTGTTTCAATCGTAAGCACGACGACTGGGGCTGGGTCAGACCTTATTTACACTGTACCTAACAACCACGATGCAGAGGTCTCTTTTCTTACGATAACGCACGGAACTGGGACTGATAGTATAAATATACTTATGTATCACTCAGCTGATGATACTTACCATTACTTGATTAGGGATTACAAGATTCAAGCAAACGGTGTATACTCCGTGATTACTCAGGCACGTTTGTATCTTCATCAAGGTGATAAGATTCTAGCATACAAAGTTGGAGGTGTTTTTGATGTATCTATCTCCGGTAAACTTTTCTACAACCCAGTGAGGAATATCTAATGGCTAAACGTGAACTAACAGACAAGCAGCAGATGTTCCTTGATGTCCTCTTTGAGGAAGCTGAGGGTGACCCACTGACCGCTAAGAAGCTAGCTGGTTACTCAGACAACGTACCTACTTCTTCTGTCACAGCCTCTCTCGTAGATGAGATCGCGGAGCTTACCCGTAAGTTCATTGCACAGAGTTCTACTAAAGCAGCCTACACCATGTTTAAGGTGATGGGTGCTAAAGACATGCTCGGTGCTAAAGAGCGTATGGCTGCAGCTAAGGACTTGATGGACCGTGCTGGTTTCGTTAAGACTGAGAAGGTAGAAGTAACTACTTCTGAACCAGTATTCATTCTCCCAGCTAAAAGGTCTTCTAAAGACGAAGACTAATGCTTGACAAACAAGAACACATATGGTATAAGTATGGCTAGAAAACAAGCTCCATCAATGAACAACATCATAACTAACCAAGCTTGGAAGATACCAAAGCGAGGTGAAGATGGTGAATGGTTCCCTATCGTACGCGTAGGTAGATACATCCCTTTCGGGTACGAGCAAGATCCTGAGGATGAGAATGTCCTCCAACCTATCCCATTAGAATTAGAGATGCTAGAACAAGCTAAGAAGTACTTAGCGGAGTATAGTCTTCGTATGGTAGCCCGTTGGCTAACAGAGGAGTCAGGACGATACATCTCTCATGTAGGACTTAACAAACGTGTCAGCATCGAATCAAAACGGCGGAACGCGGCCCAATCCTATCGAGTCTATGAAAGGCGCTACAAAGAAGCCTCGGAAGCGGCCCGCAAGCTCGAAGAAGACCGTCTCGGTGGAAGACGTACAAGAAACCTTGACACCGATACAGGCGAAGGCTCCAGCGACAGCTAGACCCGAACCTATCGATATCAAGAAGGCTCAAGAGATTATCTTTGAAGCTAACCCAGGCCCACAGGAAGACTTCCTAGCGTCCTGTGAGCAAGAGGTTCTCTACGGTGGTGCAGCTGGTGGTGGTAAGTCCTACGCGATGGTAGCTGACCCAGTACGATTCTTTAACAACCCTCACTCCCGTGGACTCCTAGTCCGTCGTAGCACAGAGGAACTTCGTGAACTTATCTCAGTATCTAAACAGCTTTACCCTAAAGCTATTCCAGGTATCAAGTTCATGGAACGAGATAAGACTTGGGTGGCCCCTAGCGGTGCTACTCTCTGGATGTCCTACCTAGACCGAGACGATGACGTTATGCGTTACCAAGGTCAAGCCTTTAACTGGATTGGTCTCGACGAGATGACTCAGTGGCCTACACCTTACGCTTGGAACTACATGCGCTCTCGTCTACGTACAACTAAGGCCTCAGGTCTTCCCTTGTACATGCGGGCTACAACAAACCCTGGTGGTCCTGGGCACTTCTGGGTTAAGAAGATGTTCATTGACCCTGCTCCAGCCAATACGTCCTTCTGGGCTACAGACGAACACGGTGAAACTATCCGATGGCCTAAGGGTCACACGAACGAGGGTCAACCCTTATTTAAGCGTAGGTTCATCCCAGCTAACCTGTTCAACAACCCGTACTTGTCAGAAGATGGTATGTACGAAGCTAACCTTCTCTCTATGCCTGAGCATCAGCGGAGACAGTTGCTAGACGGTGATTGGAGTATCTCAGAAGGAGCTGCCTTCTCAGAGTTCAACCCTAAGGTACACGTAGTCGCTCCCTTCGATATCCCTAGTGATTGGGCTAAGTTCAGAGCGTGTGACTACGGATACGGTTCGATGACAGCAGTACTCTGGTTTGCTGTGTCACCCTCTGAACAGATCGTGATCTATCGTGAGCTCTACTGCAGCAAGGTTACAGCACAAGACTTAGCTGGTATGATCCTAGAGGCTGAACGTGGTGAGAAGATACGGTACGGTGTACTAGACAGCTCACTGTGGCACAACCGAGGCGACACTGGTCCTTCACTCGCTGAGCAGATGATTAACAAAGGTTGCCGTTGGCGACCATCAGATCGATCCCGTGGCTCTCGTATTGCTGGTAAGAACGAAGTACACCGCAGACTACAGATCGATGACTTCACAGAAGAACCTCGTATCATATTCTTTAACACTTGTCGTAACATTATCTCGGAGCTACCGTCTCTCCCTCTCGACAAGAACAACCTAGACGATGTAGATACTAAGAGTCCTATTGACCACGGCTACGACGCCCTACGTTACGGACTCATGACACGCCCTCGTAGCAGTCTCTTCGACTACGACCCCAACTCACAGAGATCAGGCTTCCAAGCTGCTGACTCGACATTCGGTTACTGATAAGGAATTACAATGGATACGTTCGAAGACGACAAGTCATCCACTGAGTACAACATGGAAGAGTCAGAATCTTCTTTTATTGATGATATGAGTGAAGGTGAGACAATCGATTCACCTGTTGGTACAGTCGTCAGCTTCGTTACGGAGCGCTTCAGGAAGGCTGAGACAGCCCGTTACCAAGATGAGCAGCGTTGGGTACGCTCCTATCGCAACTATCGGGGCTTGTACGGTCCTGATGTTCGCTTTACATCTACTGAGAAGTCCCGTATCTTCGTTAAAGTTACTAAGACTAAGGTTCTAGCAGCCTACGGGCAGCTTGTTGAGGTACTTTTCGGCAATAACAAGTTCCCAATCTCTATTGATCCTACCTCTTTGCCTGAAGGCATTGCAGAATCAGTGTACTTTGAGTCCAATCCTGAGATGCAGAAGGCTAAAGGCGAGGGTTCTGCCCAAGCTAAGCCTGAAATCTCCCCAGAAGACGCTAAACTACGTCCAGGAGAAACCCTCATGGACCTCCAGGAGCGTCTTGGAGGAATGAAGAGCAAGCTAGAGCCCGTTGCTGACCTTCTTAAGGAGGGTGAAGGCCGTACAGCCACTGAAGTTACCTTCCATCCAGCTATGTACGCTGCTAAGAAGATGGAAAAGAAGATTCATGACCAGCTGGAGGAGTCTAACGCCTCTAAGAAGCTACGTACAGCAGCATTTGAGTGTGCTTTGTTCGGTACAGGCATCATGAAGGGTCCTTTTGCTGTAGATAAAGAGTATCCTCACTGGGATGACGAGGGTAACTACAAGCCTCGCATCAAAACTATCCCATCGTGTGACTCTGTGTCCGTATGGAATTTCTATCCAGACCCAGACGCTAACAACATGGACGAAGCTGAGTACGTAGTCGAGCGTCACAAGATGTCTCGCTCACAGATGCGTGCTCTTAAGCGCCGTCCTTTCTTCCGTAACAACTCTATCGACCTCGCTTTGACATACGGTGAGTCCTACACTAAAGAGTGGTGGGAACAGGCTATGGAAGACGACTCACAGGAGACTCAGACAGAGCGTTACGAAGTTCTGGAGTTCTGGGGCTTTGTAGATCGTGAGATCCTTGAGGATCATGACGTAGACATCCCTCGTGAACTACGTAAGGCTGACCAGCTTAATGTAAACATCTGGGTATGTAACGGTCAAGTCCTTCGTTTGGTTATGAACCCATTCAACCCACAAATCATTCCGTACTACGCAGTACCATACGAAGTAAACCCTTACTCCTTCTTCGGTGTAGGACTTGCTGAGAACATGGACGATACACAGACACTCATGAACGGCTTCATGCGTATGGCTGTTGACAATGCTGCACTCTCAGGTAACCTTATCCTTGAGGTAGACGAGAACAACCTAGTTCCTGGTCAAGACCTAGAGATTTACCCAGGCAAGGTCTTCCGCCGTAGTGGTGGTGCCCCAGGTCAAGCTATCTTCGGTACATCCTTCCCTAACGTGTCTAACGAGAACATGCAGATGTTTGATAAGGCTCGTGTACTAGCTGATGAGTCTACTGGTCTACCTAGCTTCTCGCATGGTCAGACTGGTGTATCAGGTGTTGGTCGCACTGCCTCAGGCATCTCTATGCTCATGTCAGCTGCTAACGGTTCTATCCGTACAGTTATCAAGAACGTAGATGATTACTTGCTTGGGCCTATCGGTAAAGCCTTCTTCTCATTCAACATGCAGTTCGATCATGACCCAGAGATCAAGGGTGACCTAGAAGTCAAAGCTCGTGGTACATCTTCTCTTATGGCTAACGAAGTACGTAGTCAACGTCTTCTTCAGTTCTTGCAGGTTGTACAGAACCCAGCCTTGGCTCCATTTGCTAAGATGGACTTCATCATCCGTGAGATCGCTGAGTCTATGGACCTCGACCCAGACAAGGTAGCTAACTCTATTGGTGAAGCTGCTGTACAGGCTGAGATCCTCAAGAAGTTCCAAGAGCAGAACCCTCCTCCTGCTGCTCCTCCTGCTGATCCTAACGCTGCCCCAGCTGCACCTACTGGTGGAGCACAGGCTGGGGGTATGGGTACAGGCTCTGCTCCAGTCCCAGGAGAACAAGGATTCTCAGGTAACACAGGGGGTGGTATGCCACCTGAAGGGCTCTGAGAGCCACAGAGAGGGCTCCTAGAGGGCCTTCTCGCTCAAAGGTAGGCTAGGGTAGCCAAAAGGTATACAGAGGCCTCTCAGCCTCCTTAGAGAGAAGTACAATGCAAATCAAAAGACTAGTTAACGATAAGTTGATCTGGGACTCCTTCTTAGAAGAAGTAGATACACGTATCGTCTTTGCTCAAAAACAACTAGAGCAGCGGATTGAACCTGCTGAACTACACCGCATACAAGGTGAAATCAAAGCATTACGTAGCCTTAAACAGCTGCGTGATAAAGTCAACGGCGCTAGATCGGAGAAACCATAATGGACCCTAAAGACTCATGGGATGCCTACGATCAGACAGAAGAAGTGATAGCAGGTGGTACTCCTAGTGAGTGGTCTGCTTATACAGACAAGTTGGTTAAAGATACTAGACCTTTAGATGACATTACTTTCAGAGATGCAGCCACTTTTGTAGCAGAAATGACACCTGTTGTGGGTGACGCTATGGCTGCCAAGGATGTCTATGATGAGCTGCAAAAGGAAGAGCCAAACTATTATCTAGCAGGTGCCTTAGGAGGTGCTACTATTATAGGTCTTGTTCCTGGTCTAGGGGATGCTGCTGCAGCTGCTATTAAGAAGGGTGCTAGAGAGTTTTTTAATAAAGGTAAGAAGGTTTTAAACCATGTACCTTCTCCCAATCAGACCCCTACAGGTAGCACACTAGGTGATCCAAGAGATGTGTCATCGGAAGATTTGTGGGCAGGTTCAGTTTGGGCTGACGAAGTAAGCCTTACCCCAGAAGAGGGTTTAGCTGATCTGAAAAAGGATTACTTAGGCAATCTTGCCTATCCTTCTATGCAGGAAGCGGCTGCTAATAAGTTAAAAGTCTTGGAGGGTTTTTCTGATGATGATCTGCTTGAGGTCGCAAGAGATCTGCCTCACTTTAAAGACCCTAACTACAAAGATTACATACAAACAAAAATAACGGACCCAGCACGGGCTGCAGGTGTTTCATCTGGTGACACACATGACCTTATAATGGACTTAAGTTCTTACTTCCCAGAAAAAGCAGATCCAAACCTTGCCACGTTAACTACCAGACCACTACCATACAAAGACGAGATTGGTAGGCCATCTTTCTCTCGGCCTAGGACAGAGGCAGACCAAAGAGCGGAAGATTTAGGTTTTTCAGATACTGTCTACCACACTTCCAAATCCCCTGACGACTTTACAGAGTTTGACCCTTCTTATACTGATCCTGAGGGGGGTACCAAGCTTACTCAAGATATATTAGGTGTACACGTTGGTACTCCTCGTGCTGCTGCAGAACGTGACTATTATACAGGTGGTAGTGGTGGTGCTACGATGGAACTACGAGCAAGAACGGATAAACCTTTTACAAAGGAGATGGCGGCAAGGCTTTTAGGTAAGAAAACAGAAGAGGTTTTTGATAACGCAACGGACACCTTCTCTGAAGAAGAGTTAGGAAAATTCATATCCGACTATGAGTGGAAAAAGTTTGATGGCTCCAACAGCATCTTACCTGATAGAACAGAGACTGCAGTACAGCTAAGAAAAGATATAGCAGAGCAAGGTTTTACCCACATACCCTATACCAATAATATTGAAGACCCAGGCAGTACAAGCTTTATTATGTTAACAGACAGGCCAAAGGATAGTCCTGCAGTATTAAGAGATGCTAGAGCAGAGTTTAATCCAGATAGAATAACCAGCGGAGACCTAAGATTTGCTGAAGGTGGTCTAGCTACAAATCAAGGAGAAGTAGATACAATGAATAAGATGTATAAAGAAGGTGGCTTAGCCACAGATGGTATGGACATCGATCCTGTATCTGGTAATGAGATCCCTACTGGGTCCAATGCTGTAGACGTACGGGATGACGTAGATGCTAAGCTATCTGAAGGTGAGTACGTAGTTCCTGCCGATGTAGTGAAGTACTTCGGTGTCTCCTACTTTGAGAAGCTCCGTAACAAGGCTAAAGAAGGTCTTGAGGAGATGAAAGAGGATGGCCGCGTAGGTGGTGATCCCGTTGAAGAGGACATGAAAGAGATGGAAGAAGAGTACACCCTCGGTGGTGACTTGGCTTCTCTCGATGGGTACGCTACAGGTGGCCTCGTAGAGGGCATGGACGTAGACGGTATCATTGATCGGGTTAAGGCTGCTGCAAGTAAAGATGCTTCTGTCACCAATATGCTGAAGGCTAAGGGTATCTTTATCCAAGAACCACAACCACAGGGTACAGCGCAGCAACAGGCTATGGCAACAGGAGCAGTTCCTGCTCAAGCAGCTCCACCTGCCGTACAAGGTCAAGCTATGCCAGCAGCTTTTGCTGAAGGTGGTATGGTCTACGGGGAGGGTGAGTATAACCCAGCTAACTACGCAAGCTCCTACAATCCTTATGCACATGGTATGGGCTTCTCTACTGAAACAGACGTTACAGGACAAGCCCCTGGTACTCCCTATAAGCCTACAGCTGAAGCTGAAGTAACTCCGACATGCCCTGAGGGGTACACTTGGAATGCAGAGACTAATGTCTGTATGCCCGTCACAGCACCAGTACAGCAGAAGCGTGAGCGAGACAGCAGCCCAGCGCCTGCAGCACCAAAAGGTGATCCTAATGCTTGGATGAAGAAGTACGATTACTCTGACCCTGAAACACTCTTTAATCAGTCGATGTCTACTCTCGGTGTTGCTGGTGAAGGTGCTGAAGAAGAAGAAGAGAAGGGCTGGTTGGAGTCCCTTGGTGGAGCCGCTAAAGGCTTGCTAAGTGGTGGTCTAGCTGGTGGTCTGGTTGGTAAGTTTGTCAATACAAACAAGGCAGCACAGATGGCTGCTAATGCACTTACACTTCGCGATATGGGTCGAGAAGACCTAGCTGACCAACTTGATGCTCAGTACAATTCCTTTGTTAAGGAAAAGGGACTTGAGCTAGTGCCTAAGTCTTGGCGCGATGGAGACCGCCTGGCTGAGAATGTCAAAGCTGAGTATGGAGCTAACTGGTCTACGGATGCTACCCAGCGAGCTGCTGCTCCATCTTCTTCTTCCTCTAAAGCTGGCTTAGCAAGTAGACCTGACTCTAGTTCTAGTTCTAAGTCTAGTTCGTCTGATGGCGGTAGGAATGAGGCAATGGAACGTGCAAAAGCAAATGCAGCTACAAACAAAGCAGCTACACAACAGAAGGCCAACCAAGTAAGTACTCCAACTTCTGAGTCTAAAGCAAAGAGTATGAACGCAGCCCGTAAGGCTGGGGTTAGCGCTAAGACAGCTTCGAAGCTTTCTGGTAGTCAGATGAAAGCAGGAACAGAGGTAGGTACGGGTTCGGGTGGAGGCACTCGAGTAGGGCCTCAGAACAGGGGCGGTCTTATCCAGCCTCGCAAGAAGAAGTAATAACTAACAACTCCTACAATAATAATTAAGGCTACTCAGCATAACGCTGGCCCCAACACAAAGGAAATACAATGTCTACCAACACAATGGCAACTAACGCAACCCCTGATACAGCTAGTTTCTCAGGACGTGGTTCCAACTACTCAGCTAAGCAAGCTCGCCTAGACAAGGATGAGAAGGAACTAGAAGAGTTGATGAAAGGCCGTACTAACGTATCTAAAGACACGGAAGAGGTCGATGATACTGAGGAGGAAGAGGACGTAGTCGAAGCTGAGCCTCAAGTAGAAGAGGATGAAGAAGACGACTCCAAGCTAAGCCGTGAGGAGAAGTCCTTCAAGAAGCGGTACGGTGATCTTCGTCGTCATATGGCTGAGAAGGAGAAGGAGTGGAAAGAGAAGCTTGACGTAGCCTCTACTGTTCAATCCGATTCTATCCGTGCCCCTAAGTCAGATGAAGACATCGAAGCTTGGGCCCGTAAGTACCCTGACGTAGCTGCCATTGTGGAGACCATCGCTGACAAGAAGGCCTCTGAGCGCTTTGCTGCAGCTGAGGGACGCTTCAAGGAGCTCGACGAGGCTAAGTATGAGGCTACTCGTACTAAGGCTGAGACAAACATCCGTAAGGCACACGCTGACTTTGATGAACTCCGTGATGCTGACAAGTTCCACGACTGGGTTGAAGAGCAACCTAAGTGGGTACGTGATGCTCTCTACGAGAACTCAGACGATGCTGACAGTGTTATCCGTGTACTTGACCTCTACAAAGTAGACAATGGTCTTACACCTTCAGATAAGAAGGCTCGTGCTAAGGATGCAGCTAAGACTGTATCTAAGGGAAGCCGTACATCTGTTGACTCTAACGACTCAGGTTCAACCATCAAGGAATCTGATGTAGCTAAGATGTCAGATAAACAATTCGAGGATCGCTACGATGCTATCCAAGAAGCAATGGCTTCAGGTAAGTTCGTTTACGACGTATCTGGTAAAGCTCGCTAATACCTCTATACTCGATATTAAGCCTTGACAGCAGGTATCGAGTATGGTATAACTTTAGAGGTCTAATAGCCCCTTTCAGTAGGATACCTGTTAGACCACTACAGTAGACCCCTTTGGGTCCATTACTGAACGCTAATAATCAACACAAAGACCTACCTAATTAAGTATAGGCCCGATCTACTCTAGCTGGCAAGCGAAGGTAGGTTGCACCCTAGAAACGATTAGCCTCTTAGAATGATTGTTTAGGTTCTCTTAACTGAGACACACCCTTCCCTTTAATCAATACTATACGTGTGTCTTGTCTTATCAAGCCAAACATCTTTGGAGGATATTCAAATGGCTTTTCAATCTGCAGCCGGTCACGGCAACCTGCCTAACGGCAACTTCTCTTCGGTAATCTATTCTAAGAAAGTACAACTTGCTTTCCGTAAGAAGTCGATCACCAACGACATCACTAACTCCGATTACTTCGGTGAGATCGCTTCCCAAGGCGATACTGTTAAGATCATCAAAGAGCCTGAAATCTCTGTATCCAGCTATGCTCGTGGTACACAGATCGCTGCTCAAGATCTTGATGACGAAGACTTCTCCCTGACAATCGACAAAGCTAACTACTTCGCTTTCAAGATCGACGACATTGAAGAGGCTCACAGCCACGTTAACTTCATGGACCTTGCAACCAACCGTGCGGCTTACCGCTTGGCTGACCAGCTTGACCAAGAAGTTCTGGGTTACCTCTCAGGTTACAAGCAGTCTGCTTTGCACACAGCTGGTGACACTGTTAACGATCAGGTAAACGGTACTGTTGCTGTTTCGACTGCTGGTACAGACGAATTGCTGACTTCCATGAAGCTCATCAAGTCTTCTTTCGGTAACATCACAACTGGCTCCGCTGCAGATCACTCGATCCCAGTTGCTGCTCGTTTGCCTGGTGCTACTGCTTTGCCAACAGCTTACGCTTCTCCTGTCATGCTTATCAACCGTATGGGTCGTTTGCTCGACCAGCAGAACGTTGACAAAGATGGCCGTTGGTTGGTAATCGATCCAGTCATGCTCGAAGTCCTGATGGACGAAGACTCCCGCTTCTTGAACGCTGACTTCGGCGATTCTGGTGGTCTGCGTAACGGTCTGGTTATGAACAAGTGGAACGGCTTCCGCGTGTATGTATCCAACAACCTTCCACAGGTCGGCGGTGGTGCTGCTACTACGGGTACTGCTAACCAGAACACTGACTATGGTGTTATCGTTGGTGGTCATGACTCCGCTGTAGCTTCTGCTGAGCAGATCAACAAGACTGAGACTTACCGTGACCCTGACAGCTTTGCTGACATCGTTCGTGGTATGCACCTCTACGGTCGTAAGATTCTGCGTCCAGAAGCTCTGGTAACAGCTAAGTACAACTTGGCATAAGACAGTGGGTACCCTGGGTAACTGGGGTACCTCCTTTTGCTAGTCATACATCTTGAAAGGATTCCTAAATGGCTCTCTCAACTTCCCTTACGTCTAAGGCCTATATGGTCGAAAAGACGGTTAACCTTGGTACCGCTTCCGGTACTGTTGTAGGCCCAGCCGTTGGCGCTGGTACTCTTGTTCTTGCTGCTGGTGTAGAAGTCATCACAGCAGTAGAAGATATCACTACATTCACTGTTGCTGTATCTGATGCTACAACTACCTTCATGGCTGCTACTAGCGTTGACGCTGCAGCTGCTGGTACAATGGTATTCGGTACACAGACACTCGGTATCTCTGCTGACGCAGACACTATCGACGCTGTAACAGTTATTGATGGTGTAACTACAGGTGCTACTGCACGTGTATGGGCTATCGTAGTAGACGTAAACGAGGCAACTCGTGACGCTGCTGAAGTAGTACGCGACGTACTCGCATAAGACTAACTAGGGGCCCCTTCGGGGGTCTCTAACCCTGTAAAGACTTTATAGACAAGGTAAGAAATGGCTTATACATACCTCGACATTACTAATGAAGTATTAGCTCGTATGAACGAGGTCACACTTACTTCCTCTAACTTCAACACAGCTCGTGGATTCCAGATCCAGTGTAAGAATGCTGTGAATGATTCTATTAACTTCATTAACCACCGTGAATTCAACTGGCCCTTCAACCACGCTTCAAAGACTGAGGTTCTGGTAGCTGGTACAACACGTTATGCCATCCCGACTACAGCTAAGACCGTTGACTATGATACCTTCCGTTTGGTTAAGGATTCTAGTCTTGGCACTGCAGGGGGTGGTCTTGGTCGTTTAGACTACAAAGAATACATTGATAAGTACATCGATCAAGAAGATGATGCTACTCTACAAGGCGGTGAACCTCGTTGGGTTGTACGTACACCAGATAACAACTATCTCCTGTACCCTTACCCAGACAAGGCTTACTCGCTTAAGTATGAGTACTACGACCAACCTACAACCCTCTCAGCTTCTACTGATGTCCCAGGTATACCTGAGGCTTATCGTCAAGTAGTAACAGACGGTGCTACAGCGTATGCGTACCAGTACCGTGGGGAGCTAGATCAGTACAACGCTAACTGGGCTCGCTTCCAAGAGGGTATCTCAGACATCCGTAGTATCTTGACTAACCGCTATCCTTACGTACGTTCAACTGTGATTGAAAGGTCTGGTGCAACATCGGTCTTTCCTTCTGTACTTTAATAGGGGTTAAGTAGCATGGCAGACACAAGTGGCCTGAGCCCCTTTATCTTTCCTCTACAAGGTGGTCTTGTTCTAAACAAGTCTAACTTCTCTGTACAACCAGGGATGGCCCTTGAGCTAGAGAACTTCGAACCAGACACAGCTGGTGGGTACCGTCGTATCAATGGTCACGAGAAGTGGGCATCTGAGGTCGTACCCTTTACTGCAGCTCCTACTGAGCCAGTACTGATGTCAGCCTTTTACCAAGGTGAAGTAATTGCTGCCCGTGGTACAGCTATCTACCGTTCTACTGATTCAATCAATGAACTTAGTGGTGCACTATCAGATGTAGCTACCACAGTTACTGTAGCAAGCACAACTGGATTCACTGTTACAGGTACTATCATTATTGGTTCTGAGCAGATCGCGTACACAGGCTTAACTACAACTACCTTCACGGGCTGTACACGAGGTGCTAACGGTACTACAGCAGTAGCTCACTTAGACGCTGCAGCAGTATACCAAACTTGGACTGTTGTGGACTCTGGCCGTACAGGTGCTATGAAGTACACCTTCCGTCGTATCAACTTCAACGGTACTGAGCTGCTTGCCTTTGCTGACGGAGCTAACAATGCTTCTTACTGGGATGGTACTTCTGTTACTGATGTAAATGGAACTAATGCTCCAGCTGACCCTCACTATATCTCAGTGTTCAAGAATACTGGTTTCTATGCAGGAATGTCATCTAACCCACAAGAGATTATCTACACAGCTCCTCTTACTTTAGATGACTTCTCAGTAGCTAACGGGGCTGGTAGCTTTGTAGTTGACTCAGCTGTAACAGGTATGATTGTATTCCGTGATAGCTTGTACATCTTCTCAGCTAACCGTATATACAAGCTTACAGGTTCTTCACAAGCTGACTTCACACTGCAACCTATTACTCGTGAGATTGGTTGCCGTAACGGCTGGACTATCAAAGAGTTTGCTGGTGATGTTGTATTCCTTGGTCCAGACGGTCTACGTACTATTGCTGGTACAGACAAGATTGGTGACGTTGAGTTAGGTACAATCTCTAAGCCAATCCAAGAGTTATTCCAAGATAGGAGTGATGTAGATGAGTTTGATGCTTTAGTTATCCCTAACAAGACTCAGTACCGTATCTTCTTTAGCTCTACGGACGTTGACATCAGTACCACTCAAGGTGTTATCTGTACTCGCACAGAGCAGTCCTACGAGTTCGCTACAACAAAGGCCATTAAGCCCTACTGCAGTGATACGGAGGAGTACCTAGGTGAGTACTACGTGATTATGGGTGACTTCCACGGCTACGTATATCGGGCTGAGCAAGGTAATACGTTTGATGGTACAACTATCATTGGTCGCTATCGTAGCCCTGACATCACAGCTGGTGACCCAGGTATCCGTAAAGCATTCCAGCGTGTAATCATTAACTACGCTCCAGAGGGTGCTATCAACACTGACCTATTCCTTCGTTACGACTACGAGTCATCTAGCTCACCACGACCTGCAGCCTATCCTTTCGACTCTACCAAGGTTGTAGCTTTGTATGGCATTAGTGTTTACGGAGTGGCAACCTACGGTGGTCAGACAGACCCTCTCGTCAGACAGCCAGTTGAAGGTTCAGGCTTCTCAGTAGCGCTACGTGTTATTGACTCAGGCGTATCGATCCCTTACTCGCTCAAGGGTTTCCAATTAGAATTCACTACAGCGGCTAGACGCTAAAGGAGAGATTAGATGGCAGGTTACATACGCCAGAGTACATACACAGACGGTGACGTTATCCAGTCGTCTGACTCTAACAACGAGTTTGATGCTCTTTTAGACTCATTCAACAACTCTACTGGTCATGCTCATGACGGTACTACAGCTGAAGGTCCAGTCATCGGTCTTATTGGGGATGCTGGTCTTACCACACCTCTTAATAAGATTGAGATTGATACAGGTAATGATCGCCTATCTTTTTATGTTGATGTATCTTCTGTAGCTGAGGAGCAGCTGTATATTAGTAACGGTGTTGTGTACCCTGCTACAACTAACGATGTAGACCTAGGTGCCACTATCTACATGTTTAAGGACGGTTTCTTTGCAGGAACACTTGAGTCCGTAAACCTAGAGGTTACAAATATCAAAGCTAACGATGGTACAGCTTCTGCTACTATTGCTGATAGCACTGGCGTCTTTACTATTGCCTCTGCTGTGCTTACTACAGCTGACATCAATGGCGGTACTATTGATAACACTGTCATCGGTGCTACAACTCCTCTGGCTGGTAGCTTCACTGCACTGAGTGCTACAGGTAACATCACTGTTGGTGGCACTGTAGACGGACGTGACGTAGCTACAGACGGTACTAAGCTAGACACTGTAGAAACTAACGCTGATGTAACTGATACTACCAATGTAACAGCTGCTGGAGCCCTCATGGACTCTGAGCTTACTAACATCGCAGCTATCAAGGCATTGAACCAAGGTGTAGCTACAACTGATAGCCCTACCTTCGTAACTATCAACGCTACAACTGTTAATGCTACTACCTTCGATATGACTAACCTTGAGGTTACTAATATCAAAGCTAAGGACAGTACAGCAGCTGCTTCTATCGCTGATGTCACTGGTGTAGTTACTGTCGCTTCCTCAGTCCTTACAACTACTGATATCAATGGAGGTACTATCGATGGTACAACTATTGGTGCTACTACTCCAGCAGCTGTAACTACGAGCTCTCTTGTAGCCACTACAGCGGATATCAATGCTGGTACTGTAGACGCGGTACTAGGTGGTACAACACCTGCAGCAGCAACTGTCACAACCCTCAACGCTACAGGTGGTGGATCACTTACAGGTACTTGGACTAGCCTCGGTACTGTAACCACGATGGACTTGAATGGTGGTACAATCGATGGTACAGTTATTGGTGGTACAACCCCAGCAGCTGTAACTACGAGCTCTCTTGTAGCAACTACTGCTGATATCAATGGTGGTACAGTCGATGGTGCAATCATTGGTGGTGCATCCGCAGCAGCTGGTAGCTTCACTACTCTCAACGCCTCAGGGGTCCTTACAGCGGACCTCTCCACTATTACCTCATCAGGTGACCTAGCGGTAGCAGACGGTGGCACAGGGGCCTCTACAGCGGCTGCAGCACGCACTAACTTAGACGTAGACCAAGCGGGCACTGCCCTTGCCTTGGCAATAGCATTGGGCTGAGTTAAATGGGTGTCTACGATATCAGAGTCGTTGAAGACGGTAACCTTCGTTGCAGCAAGTGTAATGTTTTAAAGTCTGAGTTTGACTTTCACAAGAGTACCTACCGCAAGAATACAGCAGGAAGAACCTACCACTGTAAGGACTGCGTATCGATTAAGCAAGGGGAGTACAGACTAACTGAGGTTGGGTTTAAGGTACAACTCTGGAATAACTTAAAAGGTAACGCTCGGCGGAGGGGTCTTGAAGTCCTGATAGGTAAAGAGCAGATCGATATCATGTATGCCAACCAAGGGGGTCTCTGTGCAGTAACAGGACTCCAGATGCAGTATACATCAGGAGCTACTTCTAAGAACGATTACGCTGTTAGTGTAGACAGAGTAGACAGCTCAAAGGGGTACACACACTATAACGTAAGGCTTGTGTGCGCTCGCGTTAACATCTTACGCCAAGAGCTTACAGATGAACAAATGGCCTTCTGGTGCAACATGATCTTAAAGGGAATAACTAAATGAATATCTTTCTTAACTACACCTCAGCTAGTGTTGGCACCTCGCCTGTCACTACGTATACGGTAGGTGCTTCAACTACAGCAGTTGTCATTGGACTTAATATCTCTAATGTAACTGCTTCTCAGATTGCTGTAGATGTCCAGGTTGCTGGTGTCTACTTAGTGAAGGGTGTTCCTATCCCCGCTAACTCAGCAGTATCAGTACTTGATGGTAAGATCATTCTAGAGACAACTAATACTGTTGTAGTTACTAGCGATACCGCTGCATCAGCTGATGTAATCGTAAGCGTACTGGAGCAAACATAATATGGCTGGTTATATTGGAACTAAGGCGGTCAACCTCAGTACCACTGGGGCTGATATCAATGGTAATGCTAACGTAGACGGTACACTTGATGTTACTGGAGCAACTACCGTAACTGGTGCCTTTACCTCACTAGGCATCGACGACAACGCTGCGGCTACTGCTGTTACTATTGATGCTAGTGGTAACGTGGGTATCGATACGGCGGTTCCCGCTGAGAAATTCTCAATGCAGGGCGGCACATTACGCCTTGAAAAACAAGTTGCTGATGTATCGGTAAATGATGTGGTAGGTACTATTATGGCCTCACCACGGTCGTATGCCCCCGCTGGTGCGGGTATGGCAAATATAAAGTTCATCGCAGACGCCACAACGTGGCATAAGGGCATCATTGCATTCTCGACCAACAATGTGGATGGAACCGACCCAGCAAATCCACCAGTAGAGCGTATGCGCATCGATGCAAGCGGTAATGTGCTTGTGGGGACTACCTCCTCCTTGTCGTTTGGTACTGGAACCGCGCAAGGAGTCACCATTGAGCCGAGTGCACTTGTCGCGTCTAGGTCCGCCCAAGCTCCACTTTTCTTGCAGAGAAGCGGCTCTGACGGTAGAATTGTTGAATTCTATAGAGATACCGCGCTTGTTGGGGATATTGGGGTAAACGGCTCCTCTACTGGTTATAACACATCCTCAGACTACCGCCTAAAAGAGAACATCACGCCAGTCCAAGGCGCTGCTGACATCGTTAAGATGATGCGTCCATGCACCTACACCTTTAAGTCTGATGGTTCTTGGCACGATGGTTTCCTTGCTCACGAACTACAAGAGTTGCATCCACGTGCAGTCACTGGTTCCAAGGATGCAATGCGTGATGAGGAGTATGAAGTTACTCCAGCAGTAGAAGCTACTTATGATGATGAAGGCGTAGAGTTAACACCTGCTGTTCCTGCTGTCATGGGTACTCGTAGTGTCCCTGACTACCAAGGTGTTGACTACTCTAAACTCACACCAATCCTAACAGCAGCACTACAAGAAGCACTCAACAAGATTGATGCCCTTGAGGCTCGACTAACAGCACTGGAGGTAACACCATGAGTGGATACATCGGCACACAGCCAGTCCCACAGGCTACACAGCACCGTGAAGCATTCACAGCTACAGCCTCTCAGACATCCTTCCCGACAGCAGGTTATACCCCTCAGTTCGTGGACGTGTACCTCAACGGCGTTAAGCTAGCTGCTGCGGACTACACGGCTACTAATGGTTCAGACATCGTGCTGACTGCTGGTGCTGCTCTGAATGATATCCTTGAGTACGTTGCTTATACACCTTTCGAGGTGGCTAACCAGACGTTCACAGGGACGACTACTACAGATGTTCTGGTTGCTACAGGTAACGTGGGTATCGGTACGGCTTCGCCTAGTGCGCAATTAGAATTGTCTAGTGCGACTGACTATTCTGGCTTGAAAGTTTCTGGAACAAACCACAAGCTAATTGCGATTGAAACATCTACGTCAAATCGGCAAGTTTTGACTTCGTATAAGTCTGGGTCACACGAGTACAGTATTGGCTTGGGTACTTCTGACGAGTTTAGTTTTTACGACAACACCTCTGCCGCAGAGCGTATGCGCATCGACTCGTCAGGCCATGTCATCATCCCTGCTGGTGTAACCCTCGGCACTGCTGCTGGTGTTTATTCAGCAGCCAATACGCTGGATGATTACGAGGAGGGGACTTGGACGCCTGTTCTCAGTTCTGGGACTTTTTCTTCCTACAATGCTACATATACTAAAATCGGGCAATTAGTTAGGATAGGTTTTGATTGCTATATAGCAACTGGCGGGGCTTCTATCATCTACGGACTTCCATTTACCCCCGCTGACACTACAGGTTTTACGCCATACTTTGCCTTGCAGGACTTGCCTACAGGCTGTCTTGGGATGGGTTGGGCTATCGGCGGTGGTGCGCCAACCATTTACGTCCGTTCATATAAAGACAATGAAAGTTTTGTCCAAACAGGCCTTTCCTCTGGTGCAAACATACACGTAGATTTTACATACCGAACAACATCATAACCACCCCTGTTGGATCACAGGGTAGTCAGGTGGCAACAACGCCACGATAAACAAGCATACAAGGAGCCTAACCAATGGCAACACTTACAGAACGCACTATCATCGACAAATACGAAGTAGTCGGTGACTTCAAGCACATCCAATGTCGTCACGCCACTGTCATCGAACGTGATGGTGTAGAGATCAGCCGTAGCTTCCACCGCCACGTAATCTCACCCTCAGACGACGTGACAGGGGAGCCACAAGAGGTTCAAGCATTGGTAGCACTGATGCACACCCCAGAGGTCATTGCAGCGTATGAGGCCCATGTGTCAGAAGATCCTATGAAGCCTGTGAAGCCTATGAAGCCTATAAAGCCTGTGAAGCCAACGTGGCTGCGCAGCGGGAGGGTATCTAATGTCTAAAGCAAGAGGACTAGCCGATCTAGGCAACGTCTACAACGATGGTGCTTTGAGTAATCGTAACTTGATTATCAATGGTGCAATGCAGGTGGCACAGCGTGGGACTAGTGTGGCTGGGGTTACAACATCTGGATATTACGCCATTGATAGAGTGAACTTAGGTTGCTCCAGTGGAATATCGGGTACTCACACAGTTAGTCAATCAACGGACACCCCAAATGGATTCTCATATAGTTGGAAAATAAACTGCACAACAGCACAAGCATCTCCAAATCAGATTAGGGTAAATTCCAGAGTAGAAGGCTATGATGTAAGTCATTTAGACTACAACACTGCTACTGCAAAAGAGTTAACGCTATCATTTTGGGTTAAATCTAATGTTGCTGGAACATACGCATTCTCCATAGAAACATCTGCCACAAGTCGGTACTTTAACACAGCTTATAGTATAGATGTAGCGGATACATGGGAGTATAAAACTATTAGTATTGTTGGAGACACGGGGTCCGCTTTAGACACGGGTAATGGTATAGGTTTAAATCTGTCTTGGTGGCTTGCCGCACCAGAAGGTCTGAAGATAGCAGACGGTAATTCTGATACTTGGGTATCTAACTCATCTTATGTGTCAATAGCAAACGGCCACGGCGTAAACATAGCTAGCAGCACAAGCAACTACTTCCAGATTACAGGCGTCCAACTAGAAGTAGGCGACACAGCCACCCCGTTCGAGCATCGTAGCTACGGGCAGGAATTGGCTTTGTGTCAGCGGTATTTCCAAGAGTTATGCCCCAAAACTGGGACGAATGAAGCGGTAGCAACTGGTAGCTTTTACAGCACCACAGGCTTTTACGCACCAGTTACACTGCCTGTTGAAATGCGGGCTGATCCTACTGGAACCGTCTTCAATCAATCAAGTTTTAAGGTTTTCGTAGCGGGGGCGGCGATTACTACAAGCCCAGTGACCCTCTCGACCTCAAGCCATAGAAAAGCTGTTGAGATAGAAGCTGTCACAGCCGTAAACACTGCGGGGCGGAGTGGTTTTCTTCGGACAAGTGGCGTACCAGTTCCATCAATCCAACTAGATGCGGAGTTATAATCATGGATAATATGAACATCACAGCAGCGCAGTACAAGCTGGACTTGGGTGGAACTAACGGAGGCATCCAAGCCACCATCGACGGCCAAGAGATGTCAGTACCGCTGGACCCAGCTAACCGTCACTACGCAGAGATACTTAAGCAAGTAGAAGAAGGTACTTTGGTAGTACAACCTGCTGATGAAAACTGAACAGCAACTACAGGCGGCTAGGGAATACGCAAGAGAATACCGAAAGCGTAATAAAGAAAAACTGGTTGTTGAAGCAAAAGAACGTTACCAAGCTAATCGTGAGAAGTACCTAGGTCGAAAGAAGCAATACTACCAAGAGAACCGTGAAGAGATTAGGGAAAAGCAACGTAAGTACCTTGACGAGAACAAGGAAAAGGTACTACAGTCTAATCGTCAATGGCGTAAGAATAACCCAGATAAAGCACGGGAAAATGATGTACGTTGTAGGTATCGAAGGTACAATGCAAGACCAGCTTGGCTAACAGTTGAACAGCAGAAGCAGATAAATACGATATATAAAAGGTGTCGTCAAATGACTATAGAGACAGGCATACAGTATCATGTAGATCACATAATACCCATTCATGGGAAAACGGTGTGTGGGCTACATGTACCAGAAAACTTACAGATACTTACTGCGTCTGAGAACTGCTCTAAACGTAATTCTTTCGAGGCTGGTGATCTAGTGATTCTAGACGCTGAGTAAAGAAAGTACTTGACAGAACCCCGGGAAACGTGTATAATAAACTTAAGGTTACCCGGGGTGCATATAGGTGTATATAGATAAGTATAAGGCTACAG